CGATCCCAGTAGCATCATTGTCAGCATTATCGGAATCGCCAGCACCGCTAGGATCAACTCCAACAATAACCCTAACAAGCTCGGGGAGGTTTTCTTCATCGACTCGCCATTTGTCTATGTTTTCCTCGGAGAATAGCTGATTCGGATTAGCGTCAGCAAATTCACCCAAAAGAAAGCGTCTTTGTAATCTTGAACTCAGATTCTTTAAAGAATCAAGGTAATTATCTGACAGATTTTCCGCATTGTCTGAAGGATTTATCTGAAAGTTAGCGTAATCATCAGGATTTGATAATGGGATTTTTGATTCAGGATCGCGCTTTAATACGAATATTTGATATGTCCAATGGTTTTTATTAGGTGGATTGCAGTCAAAAAACATTTTGGGTTTAAGCAATTCATCGGGTTTTCCCTGTATCTTTTGCATGACTTTTTGAGCCAAACGAGTCATGGCGATTCCGACCGATCCCCAAACAATCTGTGATGATTCATTCAAATAAATGGTGACAAACTCCATACCAAGGATCTTTTCTGTCCTTTCTTTGTCATCAAGACCACCAAACCATACTTCAGATCCATTCGGGAAGGTTACATACCAATGAGTCTTATCTAGCTTGTATTCCATTTGAGGAAAACAGAGCTTCATCACCTTTGGAAAAGTGTCATAAACAATGGAATTGACAACATGGTTAAAGCGAAAACGAAGGATTGCATGGCGAGATCCAGGCGCTTTCAATGCCCTGACTACAAGCTGACGCACCAAAAGAAAGGTTTTGCCTGACCTTGAGCCACCAAAAAGCATGATGTAGATGGCTGAAGATGCGAGTATTGCTTGGGCTTGTAATTGTTTTGTATGGAGTTTCACGCTTGTTCGTCAAGAGTCGAAATCATTACAGAGAATGGCGCACCATCTTTGCCGGTCACTTCTTGCTCAGTTTTATCGCGCCATCCAAGGACATTTTTTGCAGTAAAGATCGCAAAACTTGGAATATATGCCCCATTCATAGTGCCTTCGACAAGAATTGCCTCTTGAAAATCCTTGGCTCTTTTATAAGCGTAAGAAAATTCTGGGTGCTTTAGCTCGCCATCGGCATTAGTAGAGGTTGCCCAATCATGTAATGTTTCACGTGTAACACCGACAATCGTGGCAAATCTAGCAAGCGTTGGGAACTTGTTAGGCAGCTCTTGAACCTTCTCATCGCCATTCTTATCCCTGACAGTTACTTCTCTTGTCGGGGAGATATTAAAGAATTCAACGAGTTGATCGGCAAATTCTTCCTTATAGAGCGATGGTCTGCCTCTATCAAGTAAGTCTTTGGGATCTTTCTTTTTTGTCATTATTGAACGGAAGCAGAATGGTTACGATAATGCTCGATGTCTTGAGCGATCTCGAGAAGGTGCTGAGCCATTGCTTCGCCCTTCATAATCTGCTGGCGATTTGATGGCACGATTTGAGCCATAGCGATCCATACGGAATAGAACTGAGATAGCTTCTCATATTCGTTTGGATCAATTTCGTTTTTGACGTTTTCTTGTGTAGTCACCTGAAATCTATTCCTGTTTAATGGTTGAAAATTAGTCGTGCATTTTATTTCTTCTTTGCTTTGGCTTTTCCAGCTTTTTTAGCAATTGCTTCACGTTGAACTGCATATCCGATCGCTTCGGCCTGCTTTGGCTTTTTGCCTGCCTTGATTTCCTTGGCAATATTGGCAGAGCGAGTCTTGTCTGACGTTCCTTTGCGTAATGGCATTTTTTGTCCTTAAAAGGTAAAAGACTAGGGTTTCCCCTAGTCAGTTATTAGGCGATGCTTTGCCATTTAGTGCCATCGGAATAGAATACTGCACCAATTCCAGTAGCGTTTGTGGTGATTCCTAATGATCCAGCTGCTGCGCCTGCTGGAACTGAAGTCGAGTTCGCAGTAATTGCAGTAGTCAGAGCATAGAATCGCGCTCCACTTTCAAATTTAATAAAGTTGACGATTGGTTCGTCATTTTCTACACCAGCAAAATAATTTGGCATGGTTATTTCCTTTTAGTAACTTTGGCCAAGACAGAGATCTGCTCTTTTGCTTCTCTTTGTGCTGCAGCCATTCTTGATCTATTAGCTTCGATCTCTTTAGCCCGTTGTAGGGTGCGAAGGTCATCTTGCGCTCGCCACTTCTTTTCTTCGGCATCCATACGAGGCGCAGCAATGATTACTTCTGCTTTATTTGGGGCTTTACGAGCTTTAGTGGTGAGCGTAGCCATTATTTGACGTTGGTTTCTTTGATCATTGGGACATTGTTCGTCAAGTTAGGCTCTTTAACAGGGCCTTCAGGTGGAACGATGTATGGCTCATTACCAACTCGGCATTGCTGAGCATAGTCAGCAGCGCGTTGTAGGTGTCCAGGATCTTTAATTCCTGATTTGCCTGTTTTTTCTTTTTCAGCCTTGGATTCATAGGACATTTTGCCCTTTTCGCCCATGCCACGCTCTTTAGTGCGCATTTCTTCTTTGCTCATGTTTAACTCCATAAATAGGTGAATTTAGCTAAATCCCACCCATTAGGGGTGATTAACCCAACTATAAATCAAATCAAGGCATTTTTCAAAAGATTTTTTTTCTTCACTTTGTAGATCCGAATAATCTCTTTCAGATCGTCAATGGTATATTTTTTGACCGAATTATCTGACTCCAAAGCGTCGACTCGCTCGATGCCAATTCGCTTTATCAATCCAATACGATAGTCAACCGCGCGCCCAGCTCCCCATCGATTGCATTGTTTGCGCTGACCATGAGCGTTATCTTCATTAAATCGAAGATGAGGGGCAGAGCCAACCGATCGGTAATGGCCACAATCAAACGCGCCCCCAACTTCATAAAATCCTAAATCCAATCCGCAACAAATACAGGGTTTACCCTTATCCCTTTCGCGAATGTAAGCATTGAACGCGACTTGAGCTTCGCGCTTCCAATCTGACAGGGTTTTGTAGGCTTGTAAGCGCTTTTTGGTTTCAGCACGATCAATCCGTTGCTCTTTGGCTTTTTGCTTTGCTATGGTCTGTTTTGCCAACTCTACAGAGCATTCCACACCGCAAACTGACTGACCAAAGCGCTCTTGCATAAATCTTTCTTTGCAAAATTTGCAGTTTCGCTCTTTCAGCCTTAGTTTAATCATATGCAATATCCGAAAATTTAACCCCACGCTCAACGCCAAAAGCCATCATAAGCTCAATAAGCTCGGCCATTTCTGATTTCGTCATCTTGCTGGTGCGCTGCCCACAAACTACAAAACCGCCATCAATGCCAGGCACTACCTTTTGACTTTTAAGCGATGCAGAAAATACATCCTTCCATTCATCGGAAGTTAGTTTATTGCCGTACCAATTGATCTGATCGCTAACCTCGGCAAGCATTGCCCACATTTTTGCATTTTGCTCCAAAGATCGAGTTTTCTTTTTAATCTCGCAAATCATGTTCTCAGATGCCATTTTTATTGCTTGCATGGCATTTTGTTTGATTTGCGGATTAATCAAAAAGAAGGTTTGCTTATCGCTCATACGATGTCGGAAGTCTGAGAAATACCCTTGGCACGAAGGATTTTGCGCACTTTTCGATAAACACGCTTCAAAATGTCAGCGACCGCTTGATGGCTTATGCCTTCAGCTTCTGCAATTTCACGCAATGTCATTGGTTCATTCCAAGAAATTTCTTTTGTGTATACATTTTTCCATCCTGTTTGAATAGCAGTTACAGGCATTGAATAAATGGGATGATTAATAATTTTTGTTCTCTGAACTTGTATCACTTCTAACTCATTGGCTTTCATCATTCCCATCCTTTTTTATAAAAGCTAGTATTTGATCCCGACTCGGTGCATTCTTGAACCTTGCTATTGACGCAAGCATGATTTCTTGTTGTTTCCGACTCGGCCTCGCGCTTTTCACCAGTTTCACACAACAAATAATGCATGACATATTGTAAATTCCCGATGAACCAAGACATCGTGACAAGTCGCATTGCATTAATCTCCTTTCAAGCGATTAGCAACCAAAGTGGCATATCCAGCAATATCATGCCAATGATCGTGAATATCAGGATTACCATTAAGGATTCGCGCAACTTTGTGCATGATCATCTCAAGCGCTTCTTTTTGATCATCTTCAAGACCGCCATAGTTGTATTGAACGCTAATTATTGCTTTTAATTTTTGGCTGATTTGAGCATGGTCTGTAAATATGCCATGAGTTTTTTGACGCTGATCTAATGTTTCATTGATGTCCATTTTCTAGTCTTTCTTTTAATAATTTCCATGCTGTTGCTGCACAAAGTGGCACTTGTCCATTTCCAATGGCTTTAAGTCTGTCCAACCTGGCAACCACCCCATTAGCCACTCGACCCAAGGGGGGTTCAACTGACCAGAATTCTGGTCTACCGATTGACTCAGCATAATTTGTTTGCCTTTGGCTATTCTTCGTTGAATTGATGGATTGCTCATGTTTCCCCTGTCCCTGTTGTCCGATGCTTGTGGAGTTGGAAACATTTTTTTGACTACTGATTCCATTAAAGTTCCCTGCTCCCTTTCCCTGCTGTTCATCAAATCCAATGTCGCACCTACAGTTTGACTTGTCACCGATGGGCTGCTTACTGGTGTAGGCCACATTTCCATTCTTTTTTTCAATGCTTTTCTGCTGTTGCTTCTTCCATCTATTCCTGTTGTGTTGGGAGTATGAAAAAAATCTTGATTGTTGGGTATTCTTTCCAACAATCCAAATTCTTTCTCTTTTATGATTTGCTCCAACATCGGCTGCGGAAAGCACTCCCCATTCCGCATCGAACCCCATCTTGGCCAAATCTCTAAGGACTGTTCCGAGTCCTCTAGAAGTGAGCATTGGGGAATTTTCCACAAAGCAGTATTTGGGTCTAACTTCGCCAATGATTCTCGCCATTTCTTTCCACATTCCGCTTCTTTCGGCTTCGATGCCCCCCCCTTTTCCTGCTGCGCTGATGTCTTGGCATGGAAATCCTCCAGAAACAACATCAACAATTCCTCTCCAAGGCTTTCCATCAAAGGTTTGAACATCATCCCAAATTGGGAAACTCGGCAAAAATCCGTCATTTTGCCTGGCGCACAATACGCTTGCTGGGTATGCTTCCCATTCGACAGCGCAGACTGTTCGCCATCCGAGCAAATGTCCCCCAAGTATTCCTCCACCAGCGCCTGCGAAAAGAGCCAACTCATTCAAAACCTCGCCTCCTCAAATCTAAATACTGGTTTATTGATCTTTTTTGCAACAATTTTCCATTCAGGCCTAAGTGAAACCAAATAGCGCGCTTCAGTTTTGCTTTTTACCTGACGAATCATGCCAAGCTCATCATAAATGTAATAAATCATCGACCAAATCCCCTGGTGAATTCTTTTAATTTTGCAAGAGCTTCTTCTTTTGCTTTTATTCCTGCTTGAATCTCTGCCTGTGTTTTTTGTTGAGTCAATGTTCTTTCAGGTTTAACTGGAATACGTCCGGCTTGCCTGCATAGATCTCTAAACGCAATAGCCGAAGGCACAAACGATTTATCCATCGATTTAAGGGCAAAGTCCAAAGTAGGTTTATAAGTCGCGTAAACTCCCAGCATTTCTTTCCAAGTTGCCCTTACAAGACTTAAATCAACTCCATCCCAATGCCTTGTAAAAGCCCCGCCATAAATTGCGCCCATTTTGCCAAAAATGTAATCAAGGCCATTGTCGGCAGTTGTGAAATCACTCTCCAAGTAATCCGACATCATTTCCTCCTCCAATTAAACCCCTAGTCAAGCCTTTCAAAACTGTTGAATTACGATTTTCTGCTGGTACTGACACCTTTACCCATTCAGCCTTAAATCCTCTCCAACCCCTAGCAGCGCATTCAGCCAATGCTTGCTCCAAAGTCCATCCAGCTTTTTGAGCTTCTTTTGCAATTGATTTCAATACATTTTCAGAAATAACTGCGCGCGCTTTTTTTCTTTGAGCAACAAAATCATTCCAAATTTCAATTGATACCCCTTCAGGGGCTTGTATTGTTTTTATATGGTTCTTGGTTATTGGTTCTTGGTTATTGGTTACGTTCTGATTCGGTTCTGATTTCAGTTCTGATTTCAGAGCAGATTTCTTTTCTGATTTGATTCTGTTTGCGTTGCGAGCTGAGTCTGCTTTCACGCGATACTTGGCAATTTCATCATCACATCGCTTGGAAACCCATAAATCGTCAATTTTTTCAAAAAACATTTCCAAAATGTATTGCACATCAGAGCTGAAATCAGACATTCCAATTCTTCTAGCAATAAACGATGGATCACCTTTTAATGGGCATTCATCTAAGTAATATTGATCAATTAGCCTGCGATAAGCCAAATCTTCCATAAAACTAAGATGCCTGGTATGAGCTGCGTAATCCCCAATATGGAATGGGTAAAAGTTCATTTTCAGTCCTCTTTTATAAGATCAGGTCTGAGCATTTCTTTTGTTAAACGACCTTCAGAAAGGTCTATCAAAGTCTTAATATGTTTGGTCGGAATACGCTCTCTTGCAACCCATTGATAAATTGCTGATTCGCGAACCCCTAATTTGCTTGCAATACTGGCTAATGATCCAAATTCGATCTGTAAATGCTTAAATTGATTCATAAATCCCCCTTTTGTCGTAACTTTATCATACTTTGATAAGAAAACAACAATAATTTAATTAGGGAAAGTCCTAATACAAATATTTGACATTTATTCAAAAAGTAGGTTATAGTTCAGTCATGCAGTAAATTTTTTAAACAAGTGATGAAGGAGAAAGTGATGAAAAAAGCAATTTTTGAATGGATCGGGGTAATCATTCTTGGAATCATCTTAGGCGCAATGTTCGCTTGGGGGTTTTAATCATGGGAATGAGCCGACACGATGCCTACTACGAGCCTGAGGATTACGATGATCGCACAGACGAAATCGAGGAACGCACCTGGCAATTAATGAAAAAAGAATACAACCCAAAGACTTCTATAGCAATTGCAGAAGCGCTAAGCGAATTAGACGTTGATACCGCGCAAGCCCTTCAAGACGCGATCGATACCGGTGATTATGAGCAAATTGGCAGAAAAATCATGGCCATTTCTTTTGATTACCAAGAATCACTAGCCAAGCAAGTTGCTGAGTTTGAAATTAACGATTAAGGAAAACCATGAAAGTCTATCAAGCAATTAACGCAGTTCAGACCGAATTAGCAAAAGTCGGCATCACCAAGAGCCGAACCAACCAACAAGGCGCATCTTACAAATTTAGGGGGATTGACGATGTTTTCAACACAGTCAGCCCTTTAATGGCCGAGCATGGCCTTTGTATCCTTCCAAGGGTTTTGACAAGGGAATGCGTAGAGCGCCAAACCAAAGCTGGGGGAGCAATTTTCTACGTTACGGTTGAAGTAGAGTTTGATTTCGTATCGGCAGAGGATGGTTCAAAACACACCGTCAAGACCTTTGGTGAAGCGATGGACACATCGGACAAAGCAACCAACAAAGCAATGTCAGCAGCCTACAAATACGCAGCATTGCAGGCTTTTGCGATTCCGACCGAGGGTGACAATGACGCAGACTTGCATACCCATGAAGTCGCGCCAAAAGCTAAGCCAGCAACGGTTCAAAAAACCCCATTGTCAGAAAATCAAGTTTCAGACTTTGTGATTTCAATAATGGATAGCGACACGCTCGATGCTTTAAAGATTAATCACGCAACCGCTTATAAGCTAGCTTTTGCACAAAATGATACATCCGCGATCAAAAAGATTGATAGCGCAAAGGACATTCGCAAAGGCGAATTGATGGCCACTCAAGCATAAGGATTCAAAATGACCGATCTAACCCTTTATACAATCGCTGACCAATATTTGCAAGATATTCAAAAGTTGCAAGATATGGATTTGGACGAGCAAACTTTTGCTGATACTTTGGAAAGCCTATCTGGTGATTTAGAAGTCAAAGCAACCAACGTGGCCATGTTTGTCCGCAACCTAGAAGCAAGCGCAGAATCCATCAAAGCAGCAGAAAAACAAATGGCAGAGCGCAGAAAAGCCATCGAATCCAAAGCCGAACGGATCAGAAATTATCTTAAAGACAATATGGCGCGCACAGGAATCACTAAGATTGATTGCCCATACTTTGCGCTTAGTTTGCGCAATAGCCCACCAGCAGTTGAGGTGATCAATGCCGATGAGATTCCAGCGCAATACTTTGATATTCCTGAACTCCCAGCTCCAGTTTTAAACAAAAATCGCTTAAAAGATGACCTTAAAAATGGGGTTATTGTTGAAGGCGCTCGATTAACCCAAGGCAGTTATCTTCAAATCAAATAAGGACAATCATGGCAATTAAATACTACATCAATGCTGCAGTTTCAGAATTCGAAGGCAACGATGGAAAAAGCAAAAGACGCTATCAGACCATTGGAGTTATTGTTGAAACAAGAAATGGCCTCATGCTTAGCCTCGAATCAATCCCATTATTAGGGCTTAAAGATGGCAAATTATTGGCATTTTTAAACGAACCAGGCGAAAAG